AGGACTACCTGGACCTGCCGCCGGTGATGGACAACTGGATCCAGGTGGACATGACCCCGGCCGAGTGGAAAATCTATAACCGGATGGCCAAGCACTACGTGTCGGAGCTGTCCAGCGGCAAGGTCATCTCAGCCGCCAACGCGGGGGTGCTACAGAACAAGCTCCTGCAGATGGCCAACGGCGCTGTGTACGACGATGAGCGCAATGTCCACCACGTACACGACTCGAAGCTGCGCGCTGTTATGGAGCTTATAGAGGGCTGTGAGGGCAAGCCGGTGATGATCTTCTATCCTGACCAAGGCCAAGATCCCCTGGCGCAAGCTCGACACCGAGAAGGAAGAGGACGACTGGAACGCCGGGCGGATACCGGTGATGCTGTTGCACCCTGCCGGTGCCGGTCACGGGCTAAACCTTCAAGACGGTGGAGAACTGATGGCCTGGTTCGGGCTCAACTACAGCCTGGAGCTGTACAACCAGGCGATCGCCAGGCTCGCAGGCGGCCACCGGCGCGTCGGTAAGAACGTGATCAACCACCACATCGTCGTCCCCGGCACCGCCGACGACAACACCCAGGACAGTTTGAAGTCCAAGGCCCGAGTAGAAAACTCGTTAATACAGGCGATGAAACGGCTCGGCCTTGCTATAGTACGCTAAGGTATCAGAGGAGAAGATATGAGCGAGACAGAAGAGAAAATTGCACTACACCGCAACGGCAAGCCAGTATTCCGGCCGAAGCTGCCATCATTCCTGATGGACGCGGCGGACCTCGCTGAGCTGTGGGGCTACAACAATGTGGACGTCCTATACAACGCCATCGCCCGAGGATCTTTTCCGATCCCGACATTCCACCACGGCAAGTACCTGGTGGCTGATGTGGAGGTGGTGAAGGCCTACTTCAAAAGCAAACGAGACCAGGGGCTCAGAGGTGTCAGAGATGCAGATTGAACCAATGCGCTGTACCCACTGTGAGAAGCAGTTCAACTCGGTGGAGGGGTTCGCGACGCACCTGAAGAACAACCACGACGAGTACGCAGTTGAACGAACGCCTCATGAGGAGCTGCTGGACACCATCATAGACATACGTTCGAGCCAGAAGCATGACGAGCACTACCGGAACATGGCCATCGAGCCGATGCACCGCAGCCTGGAGAATGACCTGGACGCAGCCCAGCACACGATCTGCAAGTACGTGGAGAGGCACAAGGTCAAAAAAGGGGTGCGCGACCTGGAGGCTGCGAGGGATCTGCTGATCGACTACATCGACTACGTGAAGTACGGCACCTGGAAAGGCAAGAGGATGGTGATGAGCGATCCCTCAGTGTCCGAATGCTAATCCTGCTTTTCGCGTTCCAGGTCTGTTGGCAAGCACCGACTGAGAACGTCGATGGCACACCGATCACCAGGCTGACACACTTCGACATCTACTATGGGGCAGAGCGCAACACGTACACCCGGCAGATAAGGGCAGGCGCGAACTCGACATGTGCCAACGTGCGGGCAGCGGAGGGGGTCTACTATGTGGCGATGACGGCCACCGACCAGGACGGGGATCAGTCAGCGTACAGCAACGAGGTGCGCAAAATAGAATCGAGACTGAGCGGCCCTGGTGGTGGCTCAGTACTTCAAGGCCCCACCGGCGGGCAAGTAATCACGGGAGATGATAATGGCTAGAGATAGTTTGCGAGACAACATAGGCATCAGCTGGATACCTGATCCTGATCCAGATGTGTTCGAGTATCTGGTCTACTGGACGACAGACGACGACAACAACGCGGCCTGGCTTGACTCGATCGACTCGGGTGACGTGGGTCCTGATGCGGTAGTTGTGGTGCCAGAGAATCAGTTCCTTTTCCCTGACGATGGACAGCCCGAGGGTGCCGACTACGCTGTCGTGTCACACGCGCTGAATGATGTAACTGGCGTCCAGAGATGGTCATCTCCGTACTCCCCGATAGGGTGGCAAGACATCCCTTTAGATCAAAGCGCCCCAGAGCTGACCGGTCCAACTGGTGGCGCCGTTTTGCTAAGTGGCTAAACAGTTGGTGGAGGAGGGTCCGGGCATGAAAGACCGAGGGAACGAGAGGCGATTGAGCGTCCGCAGGCAGAAAGAGAAAGAGGCACGGCCAGGGTTGTTCCGTAGCTGGAATGAGCTGGCTCCCTGGCTGTTGCTGGTGGGCTTCCTAATCGGGTGGGCCATCAGCGAATTCGTTTAGCCGACGCACCAGGCTGTCATGCCTGGACCGGCACTTGTGAGCCCGCTCCATGTTGGCCGCGTGAGTGAACAGCAGCGTCTCCAGTCTCGCGTCCTCCGCCAGCTCAAGAGCTGAGCAGGGCATCATCAGGATTGGGGGTATCGGCGGCAGGACCATCTTCTCCACCACCACCGGCGCGGATGGCGTCGTTGAACACCCGGAGGAAATCACCACCAAGATCAGCGCACTCAGGAGTAGTTTCCACGATCCGTTCGACCACAACAGGGATCTCTTTAATGACTTCACGCACCACCTCCACAATTCGTTCTTCAATGATTATCTCAGCCTGGCCTACCTCAGCTGACAGCTCCCACTCAGCCCGAGCTGCCGCAATCGCTTCGTTCTGCGCGATGATAGCTAGACTCTGCTGCTCACTGATCGCCTTGTTGAACCCGGCCTTGTAGACAGCACTGTATGCCGTCCCGGCCGCACCGATAACAAGGACTGCGATCGCTAAATACGCCCAGATCTTAATGCTAAATCCTCCCTCTCTTCGGTCACCAGCTCAAGCTGATGCTCCAGTGTTCTGATCTGCTTCGACAGGTGGTCACCTATGTGGTCACCGATCTCCACGAGCTGCTCGTTGGCCATCTGCATACCGGCGATGATCGTGTCCTTCGCACCGCATAGGTGTTTGTACCTATTCAGCTCCAGCTCCATGGCCTCCCAGTGCCGTCGCTCATCAGGTGTCATCTTTCTTCTTGACCTGCTCCCAGGTAGCGAAGCCCGAGTACCCCACAACGATGGCGCCGAAGATCGAGAGCACGGTGGCTCCCAGGCCGGTCCAGTTAGAGGGGTCGTCCCCGCCGAACATGAGCCGGTACATCATACCGATCAGGAATAAGAACAGCCCCGCGAAGGACAGCCACGCCATCCGTCGTCGGTTCTTCCAGCTGGCTTGATCTTCGTCTGACATCAGGGACCTCCCCCGGCTCGTGCCTGCATGAGCAGTATCAGGTCGTCCAGCTTACCCTCGACCCGGATGACCGTAGCCTTCACTTCAGTGACGTCGTCTGAGTTGGTCTCCAGTGCGAAGTCGATGACCCCCTGACGGGCTTCAAGTGCGGTCACTGCTGCGATAGGGGTAGCCCCATTAGCAAGGATCCTGGCGTCAGCAATCTCTGTCATCTTGGCTGTGCCGTAGGTGCTGATCAGCAAAGTAACCAGCCCTAGGACACTGAGTATCACAGGCCACGCATGGACTATATCTAGCCAGGCCCTCCGCCCGGCCGACATTCGCTCTACCTGATCATTCATCGTAATACTCCTTCTGGGAAATGGCCTGTATCTGTTCTAAATACTCCTTGTCTTCCCGAGCCTTCTTGGCCGCACTGGAGCGCATTCTCTTGTCAACCGCCTCTGTCTTTTTAGACGCCGCCTCCAGCCTGTCGAGCAGGTTCTGGATCTGAGCGTCCTGGGATTCCTGGTGGCGCCTCATCTCCTCGAAGGCCTCATCCGATACCTGCGCCAGAATGAGCGACTGGGTTTGTACCCGAGGACCGTGAGCAATGCAATCTTCTACGTTCCCAAACCGATCAACGGCCAGCTCCTGGTGGCACCACATGAACAGCTTGTGCTCCGCGCTCGGTGCCAGCCGGATTGTCTCGCGCTCCTCACACTTAAGATCGATCTTGCAGCCACCGAAGGACAGGCCGACCACAGCAGTGGAGGCGCCCCCAGATGCACACACAAGGCAAGGGGATGTGGGGAACACCGTCGGCGCGAAGGCCGAAGCCGCCGACCGTTCAGAGTCGAACGACACCCGGTTGTTCAGGCTGGAGCCCTCAACGAAGGTCTCCTGCTGCTGCTTTTGTTCCTGTTCCTGCTTGGCGATCTGACTCTGCAGCTGGTCCTGGTTCAGGTCGATCACCTCGACGCCATCGTTGCAGTTGTTGCCACCCTGACAGGTGTGGTCCTGATTTGTTGCCCAGGCGGGGGTTGCCAAAACGAGTAGGACTATCAGAGTTTTCATTTGACTCCCTTGTGCTCGAAGCTGAAGTGGACCGAGTCCCTGCCCTTGAAGTCACCACCCCACCTGGCCAGCTCGTGCATGGTCTTCCATTTCGCGCCCATCTTGGCGTAGTCAGCGTTGTTCCAGGTCACCGTGCCGTTGAGATAGCGGAACATGTCCGCCCCCAGCTTCTTGGTGTGGATGCTGTTCTTTATGCCCTTGCCTTGGGCGGCGTAGATGGCAGCCTGCTCAGGGGTCCGCTGCACCTCAGCCAGGATCACGTCGTACCCGTTGCGGGCACACCACACCAGGAACTTACCGAGCGTGGCGGTGAACTCGACCTGCTTCTCATTGAGTGTCATTCGGTTGTCTCCTCTTCTAACCTGTATCGATTCTTCCAGTAGTAACGCTCTTTGGGTGTCATCTTCACACCGCGTTGGTAGTTCTGAGCGCCGGACTTCTTACCGCGGCCGTATGACTTCCTTGCCGAGCCGCGGTTCAACGCGCTTTCAGGGTTCTTCAACCTGAAGGCTTTGATATCCTCGTCCACCGCGGCGATCCTATCCTTATCGCCGGAGTCCAAGGCAGACGCCAGCCGACGGCGCAACGTGCGCTCCCGAGCAGTCCGCGAGGCCTGTTGGAATTTGATCTGGGAGTTGATCTCCCACTGGATGCCTACCTTCGAGGGGGAGTAACCAATGCCTTGCCTCAGGGCGTCGAACGCGCTCAGCTCTTCCTTGGTCATAACCTCCTGGCCGCCGACGGTCTCTATCCCCTCGGTGGCGTAGCGGACTGCCTTAGCGATGTTGGCTATGGTCCGAGGCATGACTGTCTCGAAGGCCCGCTGCCGATCGCCCTCCTGCCACTGCTGAATCGCCCAGAACGCATCGGAGGCGTAGCTGCCCCAGGGACCGGTCATCTCAGCGGCGTAGTAGGCCGCCCAGGCACCACTCATCGGGACCATGGCATCACGCTGGTTGGGCGCTCTCACCCACAGGTCCGACAGGGACACGCGGGATGATATGTGTGCGCCGGTGAAGGCGTCGAGTGGTCCGTGCATGATGACGTCAGTGCCTCTCCTGCCGAAGGTCTCCTCTAGGACCTCACGCACGGTGGCCTGAACGTCGGGGTATTCGTCATCGTCGGCCATCAGGAACGCCACCAAAGATATGGCGCCCCACACGGTCGGTATCCCTTTTATGCCAGCCATCAGTAGCGTCGCGATCATGGTCTTGCCGAGCCGGTTACGGGCCAGCTTCTTAGTCTCCGCCGTCTGCGTTGAGCCAAGGGAGTCGAGGCTGTCCACCGCGTCCCGCCAGATCCTGGCCTGGGCGTTGATCGAGTAGTTGCGGAACAGGAAAGCTACCCGCTGGACGTTGCCCTGGGCGATCCGGGGGCGCATCTTGCTGGAGTAGTTGAAGTGGATGTCGTAGGTCGCCTTCTCAGCGTAGGACGTGGCGTCTGCGGTAGACATGCCCCGGTCCCTGGCCAGACGGAAGGCGGCCAGCGCAGCACTGTGTCTGTTGAACTGCTCCGTGATGTGGAACAGCTTCATGGACACCTCACCAGCCGTACGCCATCCACTGACGTAGTCCTCACCTTGCTCGGCCATGTTGGTCAGGTCATAGGCCCTGGTCTTCTCGAAGAGCCCGCGCCTGGCTAGAAGCTTAAAGGCGACCCCCTCTGCGATGTGGGCGGCCTGCTCGGCGGCGGTCATGTCCTCAATCTCTTCTGCGGACAGCTCCCTGATCACATGATCGAACCCACGCATGACGTCCTTGGATGCCTTGGCCATGGTGCGTATAACACCCAGCTCAGTGTCCTCGTCGGCGCCTAAGATCGCATGGTCTGCGCTGAGGCGGGCCACCCCGAAGAGCGGGTTCTGTGTCAGGTTGACCCCGGCCGACCCAATGTTGAGTAGCCCCAACCACATGTGAGCACCGGCGGAGGTGAACTTACTAGACAGCGGGCTCACGTTGGGGTTCATGATGTGCTTGTGCCGCGCAAGGAACTCGTCGTAGAGCGGACCCGCGTAGTTATCCTCGTTGAAGCGGGCCTCCGTCTCCATCTCGCTCAGGGTCGCATCCAAACGATGGCCCCAGGTTACCTTGGATATCTGCTTTGACGTATGGAATGAGTGGTGCGCGAATGACTTCAGCGCGTCGTTAGAGAATCCAGCGATGCCCTTACGGTGCATGCCGTGCTTACGTGCTGACTGCTCCGGTAGGGACCGCAGATACATCTGCCATATCTCATCAGCCAAGGCTTCCCGCTCGGGGGTGCCCTTCTTGCCGCCACGGACCTTGTCGATCACTTCCGCGGTGAACCGGGGGTTAACTGTAGCCGCGTCGCCCATGCCACCAGAGTCTCTGTCGCCCTTAACGTCGAACCTGTCTCTGTTGGGGAACTCCTTCTCCATATCAGCAACCCAGTCCTCCATGTCCGAGCGGTTCTCGAACTTGGAGAAGGTGAGCGTGTCCCACTCATCGACCCCGACCTTCTCCTTAACCACGCCCCAGAACTCACCGAAGCGGGAGATGGGGAAGTAGGGTCCTTTGACCTTGCCGGACTCGTACATCTCCCGGATGCCGTCGAGCGCGATCTTCCTGGTCTTACCTTCAGGGAGCAGCTCCTTGACGCGCGCCTCGACGGCCTCGCGGAGCTGCTTGTACTTAACGTCGTTGATGTCGCGGATGGACTCGTAGATCTTCCGCGCTGGCTCTTCCAGTCCAGCCCAGGACTCGGTGACCACGGCCCATCGTTTCTTACGCAGGGCCTCGTTCTTTCTGAGCCCCAGCAGCCTGTTTAGCTGCTCCGCCTTTGGAGCTGTCATGCGCCCCTCACGCTGGTCGGCCTGGAGCTGGTCAAGGCGGTGGACTTGTTTGTCGGAGAGGGAGCCAACGTATGCCTTGGAGGGGTCCATCTCCCAGATGGTGGTGAACCCCATCAGGTCCTCCATCTCCTGGGCCTGGGCACGGTTCTCCCCACGAAGCTCCAGCCAGGGGTCCATCTGTTTAGCGTAGGCCTCTGACAGTTCAGACTCGAAGCCATCCATGTGAAGCACCTGGTCGATGTACTGCTGCGGAGTCTTCATGTTACGCACGAAGTCGGGCAGGGCCATCATCGGTGAGCTGGCGAGCAGCCCCGTTCTGGATTTGGTTTTGTCAGCGACGCGGGTGGCGCCGATCTTAAGTTTCTCGACGACGGTGCGTTGCGGTTTGGGGTTCTTGATCTGGTCTTCAATCGTTATGCCGAGCTTGTCGATGATGGCCTGACCGCTGGTTGGATCCGCGTTGATACTGTTGAGCTTCTCACGGTTGATGCTGAACCTGATCGTGGGGTCATCGGACGGCTCAACCTGCTGTTGAGTCTCTACCGGCAGCGCCTCGTAGACGGCCGCGACCATGTTCAGGTTGGGGTGGTTGACCCAGTAGCCTTTGTATCCGGCCGCCTGGATATTCTTCTCGTAGATGGAGGTGTTGAGGGACTCGTTAAATGACTGATTCCTGACGGTAAGTCGAAGCCCGTCCGGGTCCTTCCTGAAGTCGTAGAGGTCCGCCGGTGCCAGGGAGGTGGTGTAGATGCGGTCACCCAGCATGTGCTCCTTGGTGTACCCGCCGATCTGGCCGACTGCCAGACCGTAGTAAGTGCGGTCCACCCACTGCTCAGGGTGGGCTTGTTTGCGGGCGCGCTCGTCCCCGGCGAGGCCTGTGCCGTAGAACGCCGGGTCTAGCTCGGAGAGGTTGCCCCTCCGAGAGTAGTGGGTTAGCTCTACTCGTCCGTCATCTCTGACTGGTGGCGCATTGACTCCTCCATCTCGTCCTGGTGTGACCTGGGGAAGGTTGCGTCCTCCCGGCCTTTTGAGGGCGAAGCGGGCACGTCCGTCTTTTCCGGTGTCGGGGAGGGTCCAGCCGTTTTGCTCGGCGGAGACTCGGTGGGCTTCACGTATCCTCGGGGCGAGTACACTTTCAGCCCACCCAAGGGTATCCCCGAATCCGGCGTTAACAATTCTGTTTCTAAAATCTTGACCATGTGGATTCTCCTTCCAGTTGTTTGATCGTAGCTCGCCGTCAGAGACGAACACCAGTGGCCGTGCTTCGTCGTTCCGATGAGCCAGTTCAGAGGCTACGGCTGCCTTCACCATCTTGTGGAACGGTACGTGCTCTATAGCCGCACCATCAGACAGGTGGCTGAAGTTGAGCACCCGGAATCCGTTCTCAGTGTGGATGGGGGCGAACCCTTTGGCATCCTCTTCAGACAGCCCGGCGGCCTTCGCCAGCTCTGCCATCTTATTATACAACGATTTTGCTTCGTCGTGCGTCAAAGGTCCTTCAAGTTCAAAGTGAATCCCGTTCGACTTGTACTGGGCGGCACCGAAGAACGGCCGGTGCCAGGCCACAGCGTCCTGCTGCAGTAGCAGACCCATAATGTCCGCGTAGGCGTTCACCATAGCCTTGGCGTCTGGATCGACCACGAACAGCTCCGTCCCTTCACCCTTGGCGTTCTTAGGTCCCGCAGTGGCCCGCTTATGCATGGGTGGCACAACGATCAGGTTCTGCTGGCCGTGGCTGATCTTCATCTCCCAGGCGGCCGGGCCGTCGAGGGCTCCCACGGTCAGGAACCCCATGTGCCGGGCGAGCAGGTCCGTCCCGTTCTCGTTGGTCAGTGCCCGGCTAACACCCAGCTGGTGATCTATACGCTGCTCTATCGGCGCCGTGTGGATCTCAGGCATCACGTTGGTCAGTGTCGTAGAGGGTTTGGCCTCCCAGGACAGCTGTGCGAGGTGATCTTTCATGATCCCTTCAGCGAATGAGAACCCTGCCTTGGTGAACTCCTCCTGGACCATCGCCTCTTTCATGGCCGCGTTGTACAGAGCCCGTCGGTACTTGACCGGCTCGACGATCTTCTCGTTGCTTTCCGGGCCGGTGATCCAACCCTTCTTCCGGGCCTTCTCCTTCTGCACTTTGCGGACCTTCTCGATCCTGGCCTTAGCGGCCACCCAGATCGCGGCCTGCACCTGCTGCGGCTCCCAGGTAGAGAAGAACTCCACCTCACTTATCAGCCTCTTGGTCTCGCTCTCGATGAACGCATACTGAGCCGGGCCGGGTGCCTCGATGTGGTATCCGAAGGCGCGAGCCATCCATATGTCCGCGGTGACTCCCTGCTCGTTCTTACCGTAGCTGGGGTCGTTGTAGATGTTGCGCATCAGGTTGTTGTAGAAGTTGTGGACCTTCTCACCGCCCTCAAGAACACCGTCCTTCATCCACGTCTGCGCTTTGTCGTCCATGGATCCGAACCGGCCAGCCATCTTGACCACGCCGTCCCGCTGGAACTGAGACCAGGCCTTCATGGCGTTGGTGACGTTGACCTTGACGCCGGTGGCCGGTGAGTAGAGCGCCAGGATGCCCGCCACCTGAGAGGCAGCCTCCCGGTCACCACCCACGGCAAGCAGGATCACATCCGAGCTCTGCTCATACCAGTACCTGGAGTCGGCACCCTCACGGGCTAAGGACTCCACCCGCTCCCGTAGCTTGTTCAGCTTCTCTTTTGTGTTCATGTTGGCGCCGGGGGATCCAATGTACCGCCCCTTGCTCTTACCACCCTTAACTCGTGGAGGCTCGCCTGAGGACTTGCGCCGGGTGATGAGCCGAGCGCCGTCTATGGCGGCAGTGTCTGCCCCAGCTTTCTTCGCACGATCAATGATGTCGATGCGCTCATCCCGGAGGGTCCCGAGGTACTCATCCACTGCCTTGATCGACGCCGCGGTGGGCGTCATACCATCAGCGACATAGTCCTTCTGGATCTCCAGGATGTTGGCAGCGTCGCCGCCGCTGAGAGCCTTGCCTGCCTTCTTGATGCACGTCGTGAGTGTCGGCACTTACTTTCTCCAGTCGTCCCATCTGTTGATCGCGCTGACCTTCGTCCTCTCGACCCACTGAGGTCTCTGGAATATAACCCAACCGGTGCCAAAGCCTGCTGCGAATATAAGTAACTCAGTCATCGTTTATCACTCCAAAAATTGTAGATATGATCATCAAAATCTCCTCGTCCTCCTGCAGGATCCGACGGCGGATCATGGCCGGTGTCTCAAACTTGTGGATCGGCTCCACCCGCAGCCCACGCTTCGAGCTGTCGCCTCCGTTAGGTCTAACTACGACCACCACCCCCACAAGGCACACGTAGCCGTGCGTCGCGATCGACAACCCACTCGGCCCGGTGCCGCAGATGCGACCCTCGGTGGCGATGCTCATGCCGGTGGTGGTGATTGCCACTACGTTCTCTGCACGGTCTGTACACCACCAACCGTTCTAACTTCCTTGGCCACCCCATCGGACGACTCATCGTAGTCAAGACCTTCAGTTACTTCGGTGACGGTCTTAGGACTTGATCTGTCCAGCCCTCTATCGCGCCACACTTCCAGGCTTGTGCCTATTGCGATGACGGTCACTATACCCCCAGGTGAGTTGTTGATGACGGTTACATCACCCGCCGCGAAAATGGTGGCGGCCGCTGTGCAGGTCACATCTATAACCAGCTGGCCTTGTGAGAAACCGCAATGCACCACGTCGGCGACGTTGTCCATGTTGGTGATTATCATGCCGCCGGAGATGTTTTGAACCTGTGCAACTGAGGCCGCACCGCCCGCCCCCATATCCAACTCCCAAGGGGAGCCTCCAATCGCGGGGACGACTTCGTTTATCAGGATGGTCGCGCCGTCAGCAACACCAACCTTGGTGGTGACTGTCACCGTCAGCATGGAGCCATTGAAGTCTGTTATCGATCCAACATTACAGGTGAGTAAAAGCAGTGGAGAATTGCCTGTGCCTTGGGGTCCTGTCACCGAGCACTCTCGTATGACGACGTCGTTAAAGTCGAAGCCAAACAGGTCAATTGTCGGTAGGTCTATGCCCTGCAGTTCAAAGTTGGCCAGGTTCCTATCCACAGTCGCGTCCGACTGAACAAACAGCTTATGCAGGCTTTTTGCTTCAGCAGAGTCCACCGCGTCTGACCAATTGTTAAAGGGAGACTGTTGGTACCCGACACCGTTAGTCAGAGCCTCTTCATTCAGGAAGACACCGCGCTGCACTTGGCCGTGGATGTCTGCTATCTGGGTCTGCATCGTGGTCAGTAAACTGATGGACGGAGCTACAGAGGCGGCGTAGGACACGGTGGTGAACGCTGAACCCATTATCGGTGACGTAGCGAACCCGACGACCCTGATGACATCTCCCGCCTGGAACAGGTTATCGGAGCCCCCAGTCAACCCATCAGTAGTTATCTGGATACCAGAGTCCACGGTTGACACATTAGCAGAGGACCCATCAGTGTCATTGAACACCTCAAACTCACCGTTAGCCTCAATGCCGAAGGTGATAAAGCTGGCAGCACTATCTATCAGAACTGTGTTTGAGTCCCCGCCGGTCTGAGTCCCCTCATCTACTAACTTCGACACTAAGTCGCCACGGGTTATTGAACACAGAATAAAGTCAGGTCCAGCTCGTGCGGCGAATTGCAGCTTCGCGTTAAGGATGGTCGCAACAATCCCTGATTGTATGCCCGGCTGAACCGGCGTCTTACCCTCCGATTCGAGGATGTCATCGTCGTCCATATTGTCGAGGGTGTCGTCAGCCTCTCCCGCAGGCAAAGTATTGGAGCGCAGCGTATCCACAAGGTCTTGAATCACCAACTGAGTAGAAGGTGCCCCAACCTCGATAGTGCGGGTACTGGAGCGGCTAAAGACGCCCCAGTCCACTGTGATATCGCTACGCTCTGCCACAGACTACCCCTATGGCAAGTCTACAATTGAGTCATCCTGGAAGTTGATAGGTAGTGACGCGCCCGTGGACGTGAAAGTACCTGTTCCTCGGAACGGCTTCTTACCCTTGATGCGGCCCTTGTACACAATGTCGATGTCGGCCAGGTACTGGATGGTCTGAGAGACCGTAGCACCCGTTGACTCCTCCTCAATGAGGACCACATGCACGTTGTCGTTATCCACCAGGTCGATGCCACTCGACACATCACCAATTGACCCGGAGGTCAGTGTAAACGTGTTAGTGCCTCGGACAACAGAGCTGTACGGGTACCGGAGATAGTTTCCGGTGCCGTTCGGATCCAGGACCCGAAGTACGGCTGAGTCTGGCACGTCAGCAGGTAGCGGGCTCACCGTGCGGGTGTTAGCCCCCACGACAATTGTAGTGTCCGCCGCCTGGTTGTCCGCCCCGCCGACGCCCACATCGAACTCAGTACGCAGGATGGCTGTCGCCCCTGGTCCCGTTGATCGATAAGCAGAAGCCCGTTGGCCGGTCGCTAAACCGGTCAGCACTAGAGACTGCAGGTTTGGTGGTGCGTGAGACACGCCTGTGTGGTCGATGGTTGTGAACGACCGGATGTCCGCCGCGGCCAGGAAGGCTGTGTCGAGGAACCAACCGGTTGCCATCGCTAACGAGCCGGTGTAGACGCCGACAGGGTTGCCGGGTTTCACCTCAGAGAAGGTATCCCCCAGTCGTCTGAAGAACTGGCCGACCGTGCCTAAGTCCGCTGTGCCTGGGCCGTTGAAGATGAATGTCTCTTCTTCGGCTCTGGCCAGGTACTTGGACCACTGGTAGACATTCTGCATCGTCTCCGGGCTGGCGTTGGTGATGTCCGCACTGATTGAGGCACAGTATTGGAAGGCACCCTCGCCGTTGTTTAGGTCACCAGGGAAGTCAGTGTCCGACGGATAGGTCGCGCCGGTACCTGCATCCCAGGATCCTGACACGCCGCCGGTGATGTCGTTATCACCCGAGAACGTCCCCGACACAGTCTCAATGTAGAGAATGTCGGTGCCGGTGTCGGCCAACACAACGTAGCCTGTTGCGCTGGTGACTGCTTGAGTGACCAGGTCACCAGGAACGAACGTGCCTGTGATGCCGGTGCCTCCTGAGGGCGTTGCTGCTAGGTCAACAACTTGAAGCCTGATATCGGCTCCAAAACCTGCCACCACTGAGGTGGGCGTTGCAGCCGTGAAGGTCTTACCTGACACCTCACCGGTACAGGCGTCCGTGTTAACAAACTGCGTACCACTCTTGAGAACATACTCGATGTCTCCAGTGGCTCCTGCATCGCCCGTCTGAGCAACCACCAGGCCAACCTTGAGGGAGTTACCCCCTGCGTTAGTGGTGAACATTTCCCCGACCAGCAAAGTGGCTGCGGACCCCGCGGTGTATCCGAGGGTATGGGTTCCTTGAGGGTTCCGGTCAGAGGCGTTGTCAGCCTGCGTACCCAAAGCAACCGTGTTCACACCACCGGAGGCGCCGTTAAACTGCGTGGCGTCGTAGGTGGATGTGTAGTACTCCCGATTGAAGATGGTGTAGTTGCCATCCACGGCCGGGTCACCGCCTGGGATAAGCTTCCCAAGAGCGGCTGTGGCCGGGTCAATCAGCGTGGTGTCATTCCAGGTCTTGACCTTCAACAGCACATCGATGTTGCCCTCGATCCACCAGGGATCAATCTTCGCACCGTTCTGCTCGATGTAGAGCTGAGGCTGGTGGAAGGTCTGGGTGTTGTCATACAAGAAGGCCGTGTCTGCGATCTTGTTCTGCGCGCCCGTGGTTTGTGGGTTGGCCCAGATGTTCTGACCGTTGGTATCAGTTATGCCGCCAGCTCGAAGGAACCGCATGGAGAGATCCGGGACCTCCCAGTCGAACACAATCTGGTAGGCCTGGTTCTTACCGGTAGCATCCAAGGCCTCGTCATCGTCCAACTGGACCAGTTCATCGAAGGTGTCCTGGGACAGCGTGTACCAGCTGTTGAGCTTGCGCACGATGTTAAGGCCTTCGGCTGCTGCGTAGATACCGCCCTGGGCGACTGAGCCCCCGACAGCTTTAGCGAACTGTTCGGTACGGATGCCATCTGGCAGGTTGAGCGTTGCCGCGGCCAGCGTGATGGTAGCGTTCTCCACCTCCGCGATCGTGACACCGTCCAGCTGGATGAGGTCAGGCGCTGCTGAGTTCCAAACGCCAGATTCATCGGCCAGGATAATCCGACCGGTGCTGTCACCATCATCCACCACCGCGATCACACGGCCAGTGGCAGCAGAGACCGTACCCACGACCACATCGCCGACTGAGAACACCTGGCCAGCCACCTGGTTGTCGTAGTTGACGACCTGCTGGATGACGAGGCTGTTGGTGTCAGCGTAAACACCGCCGGTGGAGTCGTAGTCCACGATCTGCAGGGAGCCAACGGACCCATCTGCCGGGCCGTACTGCCGCTCCACCAGTCCGGTGGCACCTGTAACGCCGTCGTTGACGACAGCCTGCTCTGGGATGAGTTGAGTGCCTGCGCTGTAGTGGATGATGACAGACTCGTTCTCGTCGGTGGTGCCTGGAGGTTGCACGGTGCCGTTTGTCAGGGTGGTGCCGAGCTTAAGGTCGTTGTCGGTGCCGGTGGTGTCAGCTACGCCCACACCCGCCTCGCCGCCGGATACGTCCAGCGTGGAGTCGTTGGTAAACGCGGTGAAGGTGTCACCATATAAGGTACCTCCGCCACCGCCTGCGCCACCTGTCTGGCCGCGGTCGTTATACTCCACCCTGCGCACCACCATGGTGCCAGTGACCTGGTCAACGATCGTGTCGCCAACCCGGATGCCCTGGAGCGAGGCCGCTTTATCTACGATCCCGTCGAAGGGCAGAGTAGACATAACCTCAAACAGCTCGTTGGTTTCAAACAGTCCAACCGTGTCAGTCAGGGTTAATGTCCCACTGACGATCGGCGAGCCGCCGGTGACCACAAGTATCTTGGCCATCGCGCCTGAAACGGATCCACGGATGACATCCCCAACCTCGGGGGCGTTACTCGTGCCTGTGTCGTAAGCCAAGGTGCCATCAATATGGCTGAGCACTTTCGCGCCGTAGTCAAAGTCCCAATCGTCTGCAATAGCCATTATGGCCTCCTGTCGTGTTGTTCATGGTAGGTCTACTTCATTGTCGGTTCGCATTGTGATACTCGACGCAAGGCCAGCGGCCACAAGCGTACCCCCTGTCCTGAAATTCTTAAAGCCCTTAAGTCTGGACTTGATCGTGATCGCCTGAGGCACTGAGTGCGTCGTAGAGGTCGAAAACTCCCCTGTACCGTCAGCTGTCCCCTCCACGATAATGGTTCCGCCGGGGGATTCCTCTACCCGGACTTTGGCACCCGATATGCCGTTACCGTCCTCATCGTTCACCTGGATAACAATACTCACGGTCTGCTGAATCAACAGCGTTCCGGTGTAGCTGCCAACATCCCGGTGAGAGAACACATCCGACCCCCCACCCACCGAGTTGGTTGCGGATGAGTTGGTCAGGTTGATTGTTATGTCTGCGCTAAGGGTGACCGGGTTGATGAAGAATACTCGGTCGGTGTCCGTCCCTAGCTGGGTGGCGTACGCATCGAAGAGGTAACCGTCGATGGTGTATACGAATGGCCCCGCCCCGGTTGGGTTAACCTCGATCGCATTGCCGGTACCGTCTGAGTTGAAGGTGAAGTTGGCCTGATCCACCGGCCCGTCCGGGTCGTCTGCCTCGTCCCAGTAGACGGCACCGTTGGCATCCAAGGAGCCGTTGAAGGTGCATCCTTCCATGTCCAACGTAGAGGTGATCACCTGGGCGCAGTTGTTGAATACTGTGTCGTTGATGAACTTGTTGCCTACGTCCTGGAGGGGGCAGGTGATCGTCCCCAGGTCGGTGAAGGTGCAGCTGGTGAACTTGACGATGTCCATATCAGCATGGGACAAATCGAACTCTGCACGGGTGCCGATGTTAACGATGACCGTTCGGGTGGCTACGAAGGAATTGGTCCCTGTTGTGTTGCCTACAAGTCTGAAGGGGAAGTGGGTGTCACCAACCGGGTGACCGCCTGAGTTGTCACCGATAAAGTACCACTGCTCGTCTGTGGTGGTGAAGTAGGAGTCGGCCGTTAGAGGCGAGGCCGCTCCGGTCTCTGTGGGTCCGAAGAACCCAAACTCTGCACCCTTGGGGTTGTTGACCAGCCCGATGCCAGATGTCTCATCATCCCCGACCGCATCAGTCATGGTCTCCGGGGTACCAATCGTGCCGCCGGTGATCGACAAGGCATAGCTGTCATTAGCGATGTAGTACAGTCCATCAATCCAGAGGTTGACGATAGCGCCCGCTGCCTTGGAGGAGTGCAGGGATCCGTACCCGACCTCAGTGATAGCTGTCTGGGTAAGAGCTGCCTCAGAACCTGCGTAGACTGCCTCATTACCAGGCGGGGTGGCGACCACCTCAGATACGTCCAGCTTGAATGCGTTGAACTGTCGTCGTAGTGGCAGGCCGCGAGCGTCTGATCCGCCGACCGGGTAACCGATCAAATCAGTGCCATCCCCCAACACAATTTGCTGGCCGCCGTTACCACCAACGGAGGCTGCGAAGGTGTCCACCAGGTTGTCTTTGGTGACCAGGTAGAACGTCATGTCGGCCATGTTTACGTTGAATGTCGAACCGGCGCTGTCGCCGGTGGTGCTGGTGCGGTCGTTGTTATCTGAGTGCTGTACGTCCACCGAGGCAGACCCTTGGAATATAAGACCGGTAGCAGCACTCTCTGTACCCAGCTGGGCACCGGAGGTAGTGAACGTCTGCGCATCATCCTCACAGTCATTCAGTAGGGTGCGGTTATCAGTTAAGGCCATGCAGCACCAGCGGTAAGCAGGTTACAGCGAACAGGTGTGTCCGGCCGTTAGGGATGTTGATAGAGAGCGACAGGTCGTCGCCGACATAGCGGGCCATGCTCTCGGGTGTGTTGCCAAAGATGAACACGATGTCGGAGTACTCATCCAGGATAACCTCGTCTATATCAAGGTCGGCGCTGGGGATGAGAAACACCTTCTTACCAACCGCGGCATCCAGAGCCTCTTGAAGTGTGTCGTACTGATCGAAGACGCCACCCTTAGGCGGGGGGCCTACCATGAGCCAATGATCCACTTCATAGGCCATGATGGCTTGCTTCCACATGCGCCACTCAATGATCTGCTCGTAGTCGGAGAATCCAGGCTCCCACATCCCGATCACGGTCACCACTCTTCTTCCCCGGCCGGGAGTATGGACGGCACGATCACTTCAGTTGACGGACCCCTGGGGCTGTCTATGCGGTAGCGGGTGTCGTCGTTGTTCTCTTCGTCCGGCCAGGTGACATAGCACACCGGTTCAGGCTGTGAGTTGAGTCGTTTGTTACCTACCACCCGAGTAGCCTCAACCGCATTGAAAGCCAGCACGGTCTCGACTGTGAATGACACTTGTTCTGGCCGGTCAGGAAACCCGTTAACAATTTCTAGCTCCCACAGGCGAAGCAGTTCACGTCCGTTGTACTTCATTCGGTCCTCGGATTGAGATCAATATAGTCAATGAAACCTTTTTTGCTGCGCTCCACTGTCATACGCCAAGGCACTGGGTTCCTGGATAAAGCGATGGCCTTCAGTTCAACACCGAGCTGCACCATAGCTTTGTTGTTGTGCTCCATGAGTTTAGTCTGCGCCTCCACCAATGAGAGCACCGCTGGGTTGAGGGGCGTTGTCTCCTCCGGGGAAGTTGGCGGAGTCGGTGGAGGCGCAGGTTCGACCTTTGCAACAGGCTCGGGTGCAGGTGCCGGTCTCTCTTTCTTCGGTACCTTGCGGTTCTTACGGATGACGTTGCCACCCTGTCGCTTGATGGTGGCAAGCTCTTCTTCACTGACCTGTCTAACCAATGCAGTCCCTCAGTGACTGGACAACGCTTATGCGTTTCTCTGTCTGTCTGAGCGCGATGTGCGCGGGCTCCTGGATTGTCACGACCTCACCGGTACCGGCCACTTCAACTTCACTGTCGATCAAGGTCCGGTCCATTGGCCTACGTTGCAGTCGGCCAGCTCCTTGTCGCAAAATACGCTGTATGTCGTTGTCAGTAAACTGAGATTGCTTGAACCCCATCTTGCGCAGAGCGGCTCTGACCGAAGCGATGATCCTCTGTAGTACCCCGGCCTGCTCGCCACCCTCGGTGCGTTGAGCTACCTTGGCGGCGTACTCCTCCGCGATCATAAACTGGTCTTCTGTCTTGGTCGGGTCTAGCCAGCTGTACTCCTGGGCGGTCTGTCGAAGCCCTTCCTGGTCCGCACGGGTGAACACATCGGCGAGGAACTTCTCCCGCTCCACTTTATCCGGGTAGAGCGCATGGAGCCCCTTGTGACCGACCTGCTCGTGGAGAGACCGAACGATGACCTCATCCATGCTCTCGCCCGGTGCCACGATGACGTGGGCCTTGTCTGTCTTCGGGTCGTACCAGCCACCAACCTCTTCCGGGTCGATGCCCTGCTCCTTGGCAATGGCAGCGATGTCCTCAGCCACACCGGGTTCCCAGGCTCCTCGAATGAGCGGCTGCCCGGACGTTCGCCAGGCCATGGCGTTGAGTTTCTTGCGCGCCTCCAGGGGCGTCATCCGCTCAGTTGCGGGCTCGGCCTTGGGTTCAGCCTTGGCCTTGGCTAACCGTTTGGTTGTCCCAGGGGCTACAGTCGCTACCGGTGTGTTCGGGTTCGCCGGTCGAGTTGTCCGCTCTGCACTACGTGTCCAGTCGAGGAACTCGCTGTTGGACATCTTGGTGATCTTGCCGATCTTCCAACCTTTCGGGTACCCACTGGCGTAGGCCCTTCTAGCAGCCATAGGGGTGTTGAACCCGATCATGGCTTTGTGCTCGTCGAAGTTCCCGTCCTGGTCCACCTGATCGATGACGTACACGTCGGTGTCCGCTTCAGGGTCGATGTCTTTGTTGACCTGGGCGTCTACTCGATCGCCGTCGTTCCCGATAGTGCCTCGGATATCACCGTAGTGGGTCTCTCCCCCGCGGGAGGTGTCCGACGCCGGGTTCTCTATTGAGATCCGTATCCCAGGAATACCTACGTCCTTCGGTTCGAGGTGCCCCTTCTTGGCTCTGTCCGCCTCGATCTGTGCTTCTGTTGGTGGCGCGAGGTCGTTGGTTGGTGACGTCGCTGCTTCGTCTGCCAGGGCCGCGGTGCGCTCCGCACTTGGCTCGGTGGGTATCTCCGCAACTGCTTCACCGACGGCAGTGCCGAGTTCTCTCTGCTCTGCGTTTTCTTCGGCGCTTGCTGACCGGGGTGTTTCAAGTGGAAGCTCGACCGTAGGTGATGGCCCTCTTTCTGCTTCGCCTCCGCGGGCCAGGATTGCATCACTCGTCTCAACATCTCCTTCAGGGGAGACCACGAAGTCAGTCTCTCGCTGCGGGTCTGTTGACGAAACGGCGTCTGGTTTTTCACGTTTATCCTTCAGGAGCCTAGCTGGCTCTTCTATCTTTTCCTCTGACTGTTTGCGCCTTCGTTCGACCTCTGCTACATCGGCCGCGGGTGTGGCTTCAGCCTGCATCTCAGCCTGCAGAGCTTCCTGCTCCTGCTCATGCCACTGGAGTATGTACTCGGGGGTGACACCGGCGTCCAGGAGCTTCTGGGCCATCTCAGGGTTGATCGGTTGCTTACCCTGCTTGGCCTCGACACCTTCCTCGATCAGCTCACCGCGCAGTCGGTCTTGAATCTTACCGGCAGCCTCATCGCTTCTCTGCTTCTCGCGCTGCTCAGTGGCGTCGAGCATGTCCGCAGCTAACTGCTTGGCGGATGCAGCCTCGCGCTCTTCAAAGGCGGCCTCCATCTCAGCGTCCACGCGCTGCTGATCGGACAGGCCCTGCATCTCTTCTTCTATCTCAAGACCCAGGTCCCGATCAAAATCAGTGGAGGGGTCGGGCAGGTGCTCGTTAACGTACAGCTCTGTCTCTAACCCGTCGAATCCTTGCTCTTCTGCCTCGCGACGCAGGTCGTTCTCCATCTCCTGAAGCTTGTCGGCCTGCTCCTGGATCTTGGACTTCTCTTTCAGCAGCTTACGGAATGCGCGACGACGGCCTGGCATGAGCGAGGCGAACCCCTCCACCAACATACCGATTGTGAACCCGGTACCGGCGCCTTCACCGGCCTGGCCCAAAACCTCGAAGACACCCTTGTCCTGATCGTAGAAGGTGTGCTTGGCGACCTCGTTCATCACCTCCTGACCGAACTCCTGGAAGCCCTCTTCGCCACCCTGCATCAGCATCCGTTTGAACGCAGCAGAGAGATATCCGCCTGACGCTCTGTTGACCTTACTCAGGAACGCAGCCAGCGGCACCACTTCCGAGGTGCCTGCTACGCCCGCTATGTCGCCCGCGTTGAATGACTGCTCGTAGGACGCTCCGTTGGCCAGCATCTCCTCGAACACAGCGATCTCGTTCATGACGCTACCGGTCAAGGCACCGGAGGCTGTGGTGACTGCGGTGACCATCCCTGGGCCTGCGCCCAGCTTGGTGGCTGCGCCCCTGGTCAGCAATGCCGGGACAGCCATCCCGAAGAACGTACCGAGCCCGTTAGGGAGACCGTTAGCGGCCCACCCAAGAAGTCCTTCTGCGCCCGCCAAGGTCTCGTTAATGCTGGACTGCTTCCGAGCCCACTCCTCTAACGAGTTACCCCACTGGTATATGTCAGACTTGGTTGCTTCCTCAATGGCGCGGACCTTACCGGCGCGCTTAGCCTTGCGCTCCTCCGGTCCAGCAGATCGGTACTCGCGTACCTGCCAGGCGTCGTACAGCTCGAAAGGGGACTCCTTATCTATCGCATGGTTGTCCCAGAACTTGATGTCAGGCAGGGTCTTGCCGTACTCAGTTTTATCATGGCGCTCGATGTTGTTGAATATCTGCAGCAGGTCCTGATCGGGACCGTACAGTGTCATCGCCAGGCCGCGAGGGAGTGAAGCTCCTGCGGTGCCGAGCCCGGATCCTACCTGACCGGCCACATGGCCCGCCGTCACATCACCCCACGTAGGATCGTCCTCTCTTAGCTTTTTGAGATAGGGACCACTCGGTCCCCAGGCCCATCGGGTGTCGTCGGAGAGGGGGCTCTGCTCAGGTGCAGTCGCGGCAGAACCAAACTCGGTCTCCGATAAACTATCGAAGAACGCTATGTCATCTTCGGGCTCAAGCACATTTTGGTCGGCGCTCGGCATTTGGCTCTGGTCGTCGAGCGATAGGCTGTCGAAGAAGTCCGCGTCGGACAGATCCGACATCGGGTCCTCTTCAATACCGGCGAGTAGGTCAAGCTCCGCCACGCTATCTTCCTGGGGTTCTCAGGAACGCTGCCTGGAACACCTCAGTAGGTAGCCAGCCGTAGGTCCTCAGGAACCGTGCCGTTATAGCACTCAGAGGCACCTGCTTGCCGTCAGGCGTCTTGTACCCGCCGCCAGAACGGGCGGCGTTCAGCACAACATTTATGTGACGCTGCGGTGCTTCTGGTTTGTCACCCTCTTTCATGCCGATCTGGGTGAACCTGTCACCAGCCATGATATACCCCTGGGCGCTGTGGGAGTCGAACACCTGGGTGACGTCGGCCCAGTCACTCGCTTCGCCGCCCTCTGCGTTTTTGTAGGACCACCGGGCTTTATTTGCCGAACCGTAACTAGCTTCAACACGGGCCAGAGCCGCAGTGTCTTTCTTCCCCTGCAGCGCCATAGCGTCTGTCTGTTTCTGCTTCGCCACAGTCGCGTCGTCAGTTACTTTCTGCGCAGTGGCATCCAGCGTCGCTTTAGCCTTGATCCCGGCAGCCTCCTCGGTCTCGAAGTTGGCTAACGCAGTGTTTGCTTGGTCGCGGACGTATGAGGTGGTCGCCTCTTCTTTTCGTGTGGTGGTTGCTTCGCCAGCCGCCTCTTTTGCGTACTTAGCTCGCAGTGCAGCCAGCCTGTTATCCCGCGCCTCCTGGAGGGTGGATGCGCGCTCCATTTGATCATCACTGTGCTGCATCTCACCGGCCTTGGTGAGACCTTTACCGAGCCCTTCAAGTGCTCCGGCCAATGCGAAACTACCCACTTAACTGCTCCCCCATTCCGGTCCCTTCGGCAAGGAGCGCCTCATAAGAAGCGTTACCTTCATCAATCTCTTCCTGCCCCATCCCCTCAGTGACGGTGGCGTAGTCCTGCGCCATGGCGTCGCTCTCACCGGCGAACAAGAACATCGACCCCTGCCAGATACCGGCCAAAATCTGTTGAGACTCCCTGGGGGTGTACTGAATACCTTTGGCCTCACCTAGCTCCATTAACGCACCGGCCAGGTCCTGTGTGATCTGACCGACCACGATGCCGTCAATGTCCATCCGGTCGTCCAGGGCCTTCATAAGCGAGATCCCTGTCTGGATCGTGCTGCCCATTTTGTCGTCGGCGTTGATACTTTGTTCTACGGCCGCGGACATCTTCTCGTCGCGGTACAAAATGTCACCCATACCCTCTGCAACGCGCTCGTACTCGGCCTGCTCATCGTTGGTGACATTGGGCTCCTCTTCCTGACCGTCGAGGTCCGCCTGGTACTGCCCTTTGGCCGCCATGTGTAATGGCTCTTCCGGGTTGGCCATGGCCATGTCAGAAGAGACATTCTCTACGGGCATACCCGGCGGGGCTGCTTGTTGTTGAGGGGCCTGCTGTTCTTCCTGCGCAGGCGGTGCCTGCTGCTGCTGTGCAGCCTGCTGATGCATCTCAGACATAACGCCCATTAGACGACCCCTCCCATTCTAATCCGGCCACTTCTACGAGGCTGATACCCGTACTTACTCTCACGTTCCGGGCGGTCCACCGTGTTGCGGCTGAGACCTCTGTCGGTCCCTATGTCGAAGCCCCCACCACCGTACCCGCCTTCGTCTATGTACCGACCGATGAGAGTGCCCTGCTTGCGGTTATACCGGCGCTCATCGTCGAGGATCTGTTTCTGCAGCATGGTGGTACCTACACCGCCGACGATCTGGCCCAAGGTCTGAAGACCTGCGGGTGTTTTTGCGAACTCCCCCGCACCCTTGACTAGCTCGCCGCCGTACTTCTTCAGCTTGCCGAGGAAGTTCATGTCCGTGCCTGCTCCTGCAACATTTGATGGGTTGGCCGCATTCAGCGCACTTACTCCGGTTTGGCCGGTTTGGCCACCACCCTGTGCCTTAGAGAACAGCCCGCCGCCACTGTCAGCTTTAGCGAAGTCAGCTGCGGTGGGGTTAAGATTCGCGGCTCCCTCGGATACCGCCTCCATGCCCGCAACATCAAGGCCCACGTCCGCGCCTGTTGAGCCCTTACCAACCACAGAAGATAGTCCCTCGTTCTGGATAGCCTCCTTGATGAGTTCGCTACCAGGACCCTGGCCCTGGATGGTCGCGAGGCCTTGAGTCTCCTTGGCTGCATTGAGCGCCTGGGTGGATTTATCAACCACCTCTACGCCTTCTTTAAGACCGGTGGCGGAGGCTTTCTCAGCGCCACCTACGCCTGTCACAGAGGACATCACTGCCTGCCCGGCCGCAACGAACTTGGACACCATTGTCGCGCCTTCTTTAGCAGCAGCTGCACCCCAGGCGGCGTACCCGGCCGCGAGGGCTGCACCCATCGTCCATATGCTGACGATCACCATCAGCGCCTTACCGAAGCCGGTGTTCATGAACTTACCGATATGACCCAGGGCTCTCTTGAATCGCTTCTTGATCCCTTTCCACACCGAGCTTAGGCCCTTCTTGATCCCACTGAATAAACCCATAGTCAGACTCCTCTGTACCAGAGATAGGCTCCGCCGTATGGCAAGAATCCCAGTCTCTGTGCAATGTTCCAAGTACGTGGATCAACATCCATATCCGGTGCGAACCCGGCCACTCGTACAATTTGTCGCGCGTCTAGCCACTTACGAAACCGACGCAGCATCCCAACCCCGTCGCCGGGGATAGTAGTAGCCCAAAACAAAATGTGACAGCTCTGTTTGTTGGCCCACACGTTCTCGCCGCCCAGGGCTACCAGCGCCCCCTTGATCACGCCATCCTCTTCTGACACCAACATGTAGTTGCGCGCGGTGCTGATCGCCTCGGTGATGAGCTGCATGATCTTTAACTTATGCGGTCGCAGCGGGTAGGCCTCGGCATGCTCAATCGCCAGGTCATACAGCTGCTGCCTGTCCATCAATGTTGCTGGTCTGATCAAAACCCGATCCCGCCAATCTCAAGCCCGTCTATGCCGCCTATGTCGATGTCACCAACCCATTCATCCCACTCCGGTGTCCCGTACGGTGGGATGCCTGCTATCGCGCCGATTGGAGTCGGGTTAGGGTCGGCGATTGCGGTCCCATCGTTGTTATCTAGGTTGTCAGCTATTGCGGCATCTATGGCTGCCTGTTGCTCCGGTGTCAGCTCAAACGCTGGTGTTTCGGGTGCCTCTAGGCCACCAATAACACCCTGGTTGAGCTGGTCGATCAGGTTAAGCCCGTTGTCCAGGCTGATCTGTAATGCATTCACTGCCGAGGTCACCTTGGCTGCTGTCAGGCCTTTGACGGCCATGATGTCTGCCACCGCTTGAAGGTGAGACTGGTACAGCTTGGCCGCTGATTCGTTGCGCGTGATCAGGAGGTCGTACTTTTTGCCCAGCTCAACAAAGTCCAGCTGTTGCTCACCGACCATGAACTGTTTGTTCAGCTCGGTGTTCTGCGCGAGGACGTCCTGGATGATGTCGTTCTGCTGCTCGGCGTTGAACATATCAAGCTGAGACAACCGGTCAGCGTTCTGCCTGGCGATCTCAGAGCCTATGCCTGCGTTCTGCAGCATGACGTCGTTCCACTCGGCCGTGTTCTGTAGGCTGACCTGGGTCGTCAGGGAAGCGTTTTCTGCGGCAATGCGCGAGTTCATCTCTGCGATCGCAATGGCTGCGTTGGTCTGCAGCTCCTGCGTCTGTAGCCGGATCCGGTTAGCCTCCTGCTGGTTGCCCTGGGACACCGCGGTCTCCAGCTGCGCATTCAGTTCAGACATCTGAGACTCCAGCTGGGCGTTGGTCGCGGATATCTGAGTCTCAAGTTCAGCGTTCGACAAGGCGGACACGTTGGCCGCGTTGGCGGAGAACCCGAGGGCTGTGTTCTGTGCCTTCTTGTCTTCTAAGAAGTTAGAGAAGTAAGTGCTGGCGTCCTGCTGAGCAAAGGGTGTGGCGGCCTTGACCATCTCGGCCTGGGCGGTGCCTGCCGCGATGGAGGAGTTCATCAGTCCACGGCTGTTGGATATCCGTGCGCCTCGGTTGGCGGCCTGGGTCATCAAAGGACTGGCCTGGCTGGTGATGTTGGCCAGCTGACCGGCGGAGGTCATCTCCGGGGTTATGTCACCGACGACGGCATCGTAGCCGGTGGAGCCGGAGGCGCCCGCAAGCCCGGTACCTGCCGTGCCTGAGGCTGCTGTCGCATCCACACTGTCGAAGGCCTCCACATCTACAGGGCCTACCTCGTCTGCCTGGGCGGCCTCCGCCTGGGCGATATCTTCATCAGATACCTGCCCGACGCTAGGACCCACAAGCGAAGCTGTGGCCGAGGCGGCACCAGGGTTCTCCGAGTACATCTCTTCCATTTCTATCGGCATGTCGCCTCCTGATCGTTGTTCATAGTATTCCAAACGCCTGTGCAATCTCCACAGCCCCGCCAGCTCCACCACCAAGCACCGGCCCATGCATGGCGACAGTAAACGAGAGGCAGTCTTGCGATGTTTGGATTGTGAATGTGCCAGGATCCTCTGTGCCATCATCCGCCATGATAGTTCTGCTCGCGGTGTTTAAGTACCCTGTGCCTGCTGCCGAGCCTGCATCAAACTCGATAGCACTAAGGCCATCGTAGTCCGTGGGGACCGCCGTTGCTCTAGTGTTGCTAGAGTCACACGACGCCATGGCAACGTACAGATAGTTTCGCGTTGCGCCTGTTGAATGCGTTACCGAGCTAGGATTAGGCGCGGAGGTTGGTTCTTGAGCATTGACTGTAGAAAGCTCTGGCGCGGCATCACCAAAGTCTACGCCGCGTACTTTTAGAACACGAAATCCCGCCTTTTCATTGTTGTTAGTGGTGACCGCGATGGTCGCGGTTTCTGTCCCATCTGCATCCCGGTAAGCAACCATTGCGGCACCGCTGCCACCGTTTTGATCGTCAAGCTCTGTCCATCCCGCAGGAACACCGAAGGTCGTGGCTCCCCCATCTGCACCCGCCATCAGCACCAAACCGTCACCGTCTATAATGTCAGCGGGTAGGTTAACCGTGTGGGTTGTAGTGTTAATCCCGCTTTGGGTGATGCCTTCACCCGCGATATAAGGCTTCCCTACGTTTCCCGTAAAAGGCCCCTCGGTAAACAGTACGCCAATGGAAGCCGTAACGAGGGTGAAACTGTCGTCGCCATCAGCAGTCTCTATGGTGACGTCGAAGTCTAGTTCCGTTTGCCCCGCGCCGTAAATGCGGTGCGCCATCGAAGTTGCTTGATCTTCAACATTACCAAGTACGCTGCCATAGCTGTTGTTTACGACAGTGTAGGCCTCTGCTGTGGTGCGGCTGTCTTTGAACCCGGCGATAATGCCAAGTGCGGCTGCCGGGGCTACCTGACCTCGCGTCGCCGCGCAGACCATGTCGTTAGTTGTTCCCGCTCCCGAGTCGTACATACTGGAAAAGACTTCGGCGTCACTGCTGGACGTAAAAACCTTGATACACACCCGCGACTGTGCGCCACCAGAGTTGGTTATGGTGTACGAAGAAGGTTCTGATGCGTTGGCAATTTTCCACCACAGGTGTACCCCGGCTGAGTCTGGCCCGGCATGCCCATACAGCTCAATCCACGCAGCACCCGCACCTGCGCCTGGGGTCAGCTGCACATCAAGGCCGTTGACATGCCCTATCAGCACCTCTAAATCACCAGAGTTTATCGTCTGGCCGTGCGTGAGCGTTATGTCCCCACCACCTGTTGCGCTGTCAGTCGCTCCGCCTGTATACCCAAAGGCCATTACGCTTCGAGGTCCCCGGTTGCTTTCCAGACGTTGGAGCCAATGTTGATCAGCGCCACGGTGCCGTTCAGCTTAACCACCAGGCCTAGAGCTGAGGTCTCGATTGTCGCTGTTCCTGCGGTGAGGGTTGGCCCGGCCGTGGTGCCGTCGTTGATCACGATGATCGCGCAACCTGTCTGGCCGACGGCGGTGTTCATTGTCCAGGCGTGGGTCGAGGTGCCGCCGGTGTAGAGCCGGATGGTGCCTACGTCCGTATCGGCAAAAGTGTGAATCCCTGAGTCGGTAGTGACCGGCTTCGCAGACTCGTTGTACGACATCGACTTGAGCGTTCCGCCGTCACTGATGTAAAACTCATCAGTGCCAACGGGGGCGACGGACATAGACGTCTGTTCAAAGTGCCCGGTGACGATCACGCCCGCAGCGTCGGTTACGAACTTTTCAACGCCGTTGTGATAGAGGCCGACTAGGCCATCTTCTACCCCTGAAATCCAAGTCTCTTCAAGCGCACCGGAAGAGGCAGTTTGTTGGAGTAAAAACCCGCCTCCGTTAGCACCAAGATCGTAACCCCCTTCAATGTTCCTCGCGGACAAAGACGCGGCTGCCGATGAGGCTGATCCGTCCATATCGAAGATGAGAACCGACCCAGCCACCCCAAGCAGTTGCGCACCTAGCGCGAGTGTTGATAGCTTTGTGACTCCGTTGTAGTGCAGGCTGACTTCGCCATTCTTGACCATCTCCACCCAGATATCTTCGACATTTCCTGACGGCGTTGTTTGTCGTAGGAAAGCGGTGGAGGTGCTCTCGTCCCAGTAGTATCTGGCTCCGCCGTTAGTGGCGCCACGAAGCCCTAAGATCGCATCAGTGCTGACACCTGAGCTTACAACGTCAAACAAAGCGCCCGCTGTGTGCAGTACATCTACACCTTCAGCAGTCGTTGAGAGCTTTGTGATTCCGTTGTGGCTTAGGTTGACTGACGAGTTAGCATTGCAAGCGATCCACACGTCCTCAATCGTTCCACCACTGTTGGTCTGTCGGAGCACAGCCTGCCCTGCGTCCGCTCGCCACTCGAAACCACCTTCACTGTTCCTGGCTCTGATAAGCGTAGGGGTGGTAAGGCCGCTGTTGTTCAGGTCAACCTGTGTGCCAGGAACTTCTATGCCGTTGAGAGTGGTGTTTAGCTTTCCGGCTCCGTTGTACCAAAGGCTGACCGCGCCATCTCGGACATAAGAGAGTACGTTCTTCTCCCACACACCGCCTGCTGTGGTCTGTGCTATCGTCACTCCGGCTGTGGTGCCGGAAACTAACAACCTTGCTCCACCTACGCTGTTAAGTGCGGTGATCCTCGCTTCTGTTGTTAAGAGACTGTTATCGACATCAAAGTTCGTCCCTAGAACGTCCGCGCCGTTGGCAGTCGTAATAAATACTCGCGTCCCTGCGTTGTACAGGTCCACCGATCCGTCAGGATCACCAATCAGCATAGATTGACGGAAACCTCCTGCGTCCTCAGCATCAAGCTGCACTTGTCCGCCATGGTTGTTATTTCGGATAACCAGATGCGCCGATGTTGGATAACCTATCGAGCCAAGAAGCGTGCCCCCAGAATTACGAAGCAGCGTTATAGTATCTTGCGTCCCGCCTATTGCATTGTTCAGTGAACCCCACAGATCAACACCGTTGGAGATAGTTCCGAATGTTTTAGTGCCTGCGAAGTACAAGTCCGAAGAACCGTCAGGGTTGAAGGTGGCCAGACTTGCTGTAGCGACTGCTGAGTTCGTCCCGGTCAGAGCTACCACGCCACTTGTTTTGTTGTTGTCCAGAACAAGCGAGGTATTGGCCGCAGTAAATCCCAAGGCCGCAACTGTTCCAGAGACATTATCTCGAAATGTGACGATTGGATCGTCTGAGGTTGGGTGCTGAACTATCACCCCGGTTGTGCTGGTGAGCAGCGCCTCATCCCCTGCGTAGTACACGGAGGCTACGCCGTCAGGATCGCCTAAAAACAGGTTCCTTTGAGTGCCGCCAAGGGCCAAAGTGCGCTATCTCTGTCATCAAAGCGCCGACATTGCTCTGAAAAGATATCTTAGGGTTAACACTGAGAGTGTCCCTGAAGAACATCCCCGTTGCGCCTGTGAAAAACGCTAGTGCGTTGTCATAGAACAAACTCACATTTGCATCAGGAGAGCCAGTAAGAAGTGTTGCATCCGCGCCAACACTGTCCGTTCCAATCAGCGTTATGCCACGGTTATTAAGCTCCGCACGCAGAGAAACATTGCCTGCGCCTTCCGATTGTAGACGCGCTTCCAGCGTACCCGAAGCATCTTGCAAATCGAAGTTTGTGGTCGATCCTGAAGTCCTTTGGACGTTGAAACCTTGCGCTTCTCCGGCCCAGTTTAAAAGCCCGCCGTAGTAGCCGGTTACGGCAGTGCTTGGATTCGCCTGGAGCATACTCACCGGTACCCCGGCGCCCGTCTCTCCGGTAACAGTGAACAGCCCTCCATGGACCAGGCTGTTTATGTTGAACGCGCTACCCGCGTTAAATCCAACCGTGGCCCAGTCGATGTTGTTGATGTTCCGCCAGGGCAGATTCGCATTCGATGTGCCTGGTGCGCTCGGTTCCGCCAGGGCAGATTCGCATTCGATGTGCCTGGTGCGCTCGGCAAGTCTGTGCCGGTGCCGGTGACCTGGGTGACATCGGCCGCAGACGCCTCTGCTTTGGCCGCCCAGTGAAGTGCTGAAAAGGTGGTGGCCCCATCCCCACCAAAATTGGCAACGATCGCGCTGTCCTCGGCCTGTATAGCCCAGGCTGATGAGCCACTCGCCCAGTGCAGAGAGGAAAACTGGCCTGGGGAGGTGGATATGTCGTTGTCAACAACATTGGCCGCCCACTCAGCCGCTATGTTTTCACTGACCAGGGACGCCGCGGCACTGGCGGCTGAATCCCCCGCGGAGGTCGATGACGCGGCCGCGCTGGCTGCTGAAGCGGCGGCCGAGGCAGCTGCTGCAGCGAGGAAACTGGCACTGGGGCTGGTCAGCTGAAACCGGGTATTGGCTAAGTCGTACCGGGCGACGTAAAGAACCCCCAGCTGTATGTCCCCCGCAGCAAGCACAACCCCGTCTGTCCGAACCATGCTGATCGGCCCAAGACTGTCCACGTTGAGTGTGGCCACGCCGGTGTTGGTTCTGTCTGCGAAGAACACCACCTCGTCGCCATTGGCGTTCGAGAGACGTGTGTCTGGCATGCTCACAGTGTAAGCATCCCCCGTCCCGGCCGAGACACCCGCAAAGGTCGCCTTGCCTGTCGTCAGGGCGTCAGCTGCTGTAGGCAAAAGGTCAAACCCAACCGCCACCGCATCTAGCTCGGCATCGACGTTGCCTGATCTCACACGGGTGCCTGGGACGAAGTCGCCTACACGATTGTAGTAGTTGTTGGCCATTACCTTTGGATCCTTCTGATGTCGTAGTGCAGCGTGATCCCCTGCAGGATGAATGGGTCCTCTTTAGCTGAGTCATTGAATATGAGGAAACCGATGTTCTCGCCGGACCCGGTAAGGTTCGCCTGCGCTCTCGATATGTTGTTGCCGTCCCACAGGAACTCATCCCAGTTATCAGAATCCCAAAACCCGCCGCCACCGAACACATCCAGCTCGGGCACATCCACGGTGGTGATCGTGGACTGGCCGGTGCCGATGTCAGGGTCACCATAGGAAAGGTCAGAGGTGAACTTGAGTGTCAGGGTACTGAGCGCCTGCAGCTCCAGGTCAGCCCGGCGGAATCGTTTGCGGTAGGCCGGTGTCTTCACAAAGTGGAAAGGCAGCCGCACATAGGACTCAATGTTGGCGCCGTCGAAGCTGCGACCGACCTGGTCCTCGTAGACGAAGCCGTCGGTGGAGCAGAAGAACGTGCGCTCCTTGCCGGTCTCATCCTCACTGTTGTATATCTTGCTGACTGGCCGGTCGTACGACAGGAACCCGAACTCCACTGTGCGCTGGCCACCGAACTCCTGGGAGCGCACCTGCCCCGCGGGCACGTACATAACCAGGGCTGAGTTGTCAGTGAAGTAGACCCGGTACTGGTTGGACTCGCGCACGATCGTGGAGTCTGTGACGAACTCCCTCTGCGCGTTGACGATGGTCTGCACCAGCTGAGATACGGTTGCGCCTACAAAGTCGCCGAAGGCATCGGTCCTGGCCACGTTAGTGATCCCCAGGTCGTCCAGGGCATACACCGTGTCAATCTTCTGGGTGGTGAACAGCCGCCCGCCGGTCTGCTCGCCGAGTAGTTTCTTCTCCCAGTCCGCGACGCCGGTGCCGAACAGCCCTTGAGTGTCCCTGTCGGTGGTCATCACAAGTACGCCACCGGCCACGGAGTTGAGCCCTGTCACGTCGTTGCCCAGGCCGAACTCAGCTGCGCCTAAGAACCCGCTGAAGCACAGGGGCAGCCCAGGCACTGCATGCTGGACAGACCCACCAGGGAAGGCCAGGAACAGGTGGTTCCGGTGCTCCTCAAGGTCAAAGGGGGTGTTGTTGGCTGGCGCCGTCCCCGTCTCCGGGTTGATCGGCATCAGAATTGGCGAGACGATATTGTTCTCATCGATCTCGAAGGCCGGGTCCAGCCCGTTACAGGCGTACGCTCTGTAGGTGGCTGCCCCGCCGAAGAAGTTGTGGTTGTGGAACCGGTAGTGCCCGCCAGGTGAGAGGGCGAACTCGCTGTTCACTCCGTTCGCGTTCGCGATCGTGGTCAGCGCCGGTGACTCCAGGACCTCGCCGTTCTGGAACGGGCCACCTGCAACGCCGGTCAGTACAAAGTACCCCTCGCCAGTCCCGTCCCAGGCCACTGACCCGCCGTTGAGGATGATCCGGTGGATGGTGCCTGTCGCGCCTGAGGTCCCGCCGGTAAGTGTGTCACCCTCGACGACTGTGGCGCCCGCAGCGATGCCTGTGTCGAACCGGATCGTCTCGGCCATGGTGATGCCGGTGGTGGTCCAACCGGTGGCTGAATCTTTATGGAGTATCCCAACCGTCTGCCCGATGTTGTCTCGGACGGCGAAGCTAACTGCGTCCCGGCGCCAGGCGCCTCTGACATTCCCCGCGCCAGGGACCTCGGCAATGTCGGCCCGGTACTCATCTTCCGCCGCCAGCCGGTATGTCTTTAGCAGGTCCTCGGTGGGGGCTACGTCAACCCCGGCCTCGGGTAGCGCGTCCATCGTGTATGAACTGGTGTTGAAGGTCTCGCCCTGGGTGAATGGTAGCCCTGTCACTTTTGTGAGAGCTACTGAGTTCGTCGGGGCATCGAAGGCTACAACCAGCCCGGAGGCGCCGGAGGCGTCCCCTGTGAGCACTGTGGTACCCGCCACTAAACCAACGGTCGTATCTAAAGTGAAACCTATGAATGTTTGCAAGTGCGGGCGAGGACGCCCGTCGAATCGTTCGTAGCCAGGTATGCGTCGGTAGCCACCGTTGTACCAGGGCTCGAAGTTGATCATCGCTAACGCGAAGCCTGGCGGCACAGACAGTGCCGGGGAGACGACGTCGAGGCCGCCGCCCAGTGGGTAGTACTGGATTCGAGTGTCGTTCCTGGGTCGTCTGTTCCTTGCAACCACGGCGCTACTCCGCGATCACTTCAAAGAAGCCACCACTGCCTTTGTACCTGGCGCCGTCCTGACTCGGCAGCTCCAGCGATTCTAACCGGCCCAGGAACTCTTCATAAAGCTCCTCGCCCTGGTCCTTGATCTCCGGCGCGTTCTCGTAGTTGCCGTACAGAATCAACCCCCGGCCGATGATGATCTGGTGCAGGGCTGCCGGTATCAGCGAAATGTCTATGTTGGCGGTCAGCGTGACCGGGTTCAGGTAGGCGTCGGCCGTGATCGCGTAGATGGCGTCAGGCACTGGATCGAATCTGAGGTCGCCGTTCGGCATGATGATGACCCGCCAAGGGATCTCTTCGATGGTGATATCGAACACTTCACGCTTTACGTCGTTGTAGTGGATGGCCTCCATAGGATCGCCGTCCACAAAGAAGGTATCCAGGTCCCAGGTCTGAATTGTCGCGGGTTTGGTGATATCTCGCTGGGAGGCGACGGTATTCGCGCTGTACTCGAAGCGCAGGAAATTCCACCGGTGCCACAGGTCCTGAACAAACCGATCAGCCTGTTTTACCCATGACACCAGGCGGGCGTTCTCACCCGTCTGGCCGATGACCGTTGTGGGCGCGAGACCTGACGCACCGGATTCCCGATGCAGGTCCTGCACCAACGTAAGAAAGTCTGCCAAGTTTAGCCCTCTTGTTGGGAATCAGCTTGCAGCGCAGCAGCGTTCTCTCGGTTAGCGTCTTCAATTGGATCAGTCATACCCTCAGAGGCACCTGGGTCGCCTCCAAAATCACCAAGGCGAGCTTCAGCGGCTGAAGTCTCCGGTGCTTCTTCCTGGGCAGCTTCCACCGTCTCCAACGCCTCAGCTGCCTGAGCAGCTACATAGGTCGGGTCCTCGCGGACTACCTCACCGGCGCCATTGAATATGTGACCTAACTGGGAGTACTGAATCGGCTTGCCGAGTTCTAATACTTCGTTATATGGCTTTCGTTTGTCTAATTTTGGCAACGTGCTCTCCTAGAGTTCGCGATGTGGAAACTGTTTTCGATCAGTGTCTGACGGGGGTTTAGGTCCACCACCCAGACTACGCGGCTGCTCTACAGTGGCCACGCTGGTGTTTTCGTAACAGGTGTCGATTGACTTGCGCCCGGAAACGCCTTCAGTCTCGCTGGCATGCGCACTGAACCGTTCCTCGATCCCGCCCATCACATTGTCTTCGTCGATCTCATTGATCTGAAGATGCTTGTAGGTGTACGGCTGAGGCACATCTTTTGTCGGATGCATTCCCATCTTCTCCTCCATGGCAAAGACTCCCCCGAAGGGGAGTCCGCGTGGACTTGCAGTCTCTCTTAGAAGAGATCCATGCTGATGCCTTTCTCGCTCACCTTAGAATTGTAGGTGGACTCGTAAGGCTTGACGTTCTCTTTCGCGTTACCCGTGATTGGGTTGCGCGCATAACAGTACGCCGGACCATGGTTCTCTGAGTCGAAAGACTCGTAGCTGGATAGCCCGTGGGATACCCCGCTGCCTTCCTTGCGCTCAAAGCAAGGTCGCACCATTTCGTTGGAATGACCTGGGGCGGAGTATCCGCCGTTGGCCGATCCTGCTCCCCAGGAGCTGTGTGCATTTTCCATCGTAGTACCTCCTAAGATACTTGCCCAGGTACGTCTTAGTACCAGGCTATGGTTACGGTAATGTCCGCTGCACCGGCCGTAGCCGCTGCGTCAGACGACAACTCAATTACGGTGTCAGCAGGGAACTCATCTGCAAGATCAAGCTCGGCTTGCGTTGCCGCACCGCCGGTATTGATCGCAGCAATTTCCGCAGCTGTCGTGAACGGCGCGGTAAGACCCGCAGCCGTGTCCATATCAAGTCCTGCATTACCAACTGTGACACCGGTCGTAAGCACGTACTCGAAGCCGACGAGCTTACCAACCTTGCCTTCTGGTCCTTGGATGCGTCCAATGACTGCAGCGGCTGTGATCGTTAAGGCATCGAACCGGTAAGTTCTTCGCCCCAATACACCATCATAAAATCCAGACATATCTTAACCCTCCTTGGGTTAATGGGTTGATCAGTTTAGGAAACTGAGTCAAACACCACGATGCGTGACTGGGCGGCCGACGTGTGCGCGATTCCATATCCCAGGTTCGCGTACCACGCGACACCCCTGGACCGACCATAGTCGGTAGGAATCTTTCCGCGAATCTCTTCCGGTACCGAGAAAGCCTCGACAACGGTGTCTGATCCGAAGAAGAACACTTGGTCAATGGAGTTGGTGTACGCCGCTGACGCAATGTTTGTCTGCTCGATGAATCGAATACCTTCATAACGGCCTTTCTCGCCGTTCATGATGACATGCCAACCTTCCGAAACGTACTGATGCAAAAGCTCCAGCTCGTCTTTAAATGCACGGATGGTCGTCGGGCGGGAGACCGCCAGATAGTTGTTGCCATCAAAAGAAGGGATATCACGCTCAGCCATCGTATCAGCGATAACCTTGACGTGATCCGCACTCAACACATGACTCGCGACGCCCGAGGGGGTGCCGTTCGTAGTCAGCGTCAGTGCGCTGGCCGTGGTTGAGGTGACACGCAGAAGCGCCTGATTGAACTGGTTGTACGCAGCAGTGTCCAGGGCCTTACGCGCGTCGTTCTTCAGTACTTTCTGAATGATCTCTGTGACCGGATGTTCTGAGAAATCATCCAGTTTCTTGGTGAACGGCACAGAGTTACCGTATTCGGTTACTGTCAGCGTTTGTTGCGCGACAGTGAAATTGCTCTCAGGCATGACAGCTGTTTCCAGTAGGGTTCCACCCTGGGTACCAACATCGCTGTAGATATTCCAGTTGAAAGATTCACCCTTGCCAAGTCCGAACGCCTCACGGGCATCACAGAATTGACGAAAACGTACCATGGGCTGAAGAGCTGTTCTGAGTTTACGACTCAAGTTCACTGCGAACATGAATCCACCCAGACTGTTGGTTTGCCATACTTGGCCAGCCATAAGCTTCGCTCCTTAATAAGCGACGCAGCTACTGCCTTTTTACGATCACCCCTACACCTGGCCCCTAGACGCTCTAAGTTCCGCGATGTAATCCGCTGGAGTCTGCTCTGGCTCTTCAGGCTCCGGCTCCTGGCGACCGGTCTTCGGCGATGGAAGCGGCGTCAGTTCCCGTTTCGTTTCACGACGATCTCTAAGAGGATCAGCTACTACGGGGGCGGGCGCTTTAAAGCTATCCCTCCACGCGCGTGTCTGTACCCCAGCCTCGGCCATAACCTGAGTCGGATTCCACGTAGGGTGATCCGCCTCGATCGTATCGGTCAGGCCGTCAGCGTATCGCACCAGTCCTCGATCAGAGGCCAGGTCTGGGTAGTCTTTGACGAACGTGTTCCATCCGTCTTTTACCGCAACCTGAAACCCTTCTTCTTGGATCTCGCGCTTCGCTCTGGCTACAGCTCTCGTCTCGATCTCATTCGCATTCACTTGCTGGGCGGGTTGCGCTTGCGGCAAGTTCTTTACAAATTCAACCAGCTTCTGAGCTGCTAGTTCTTCATCTCCTTGATACATCTCAGAGATGGTCTCTTGAGCTTTCGCTAAGAGTGCGTCGTCGTTTACGTCCGCAGGAGCGGGTGGTAAAGGCTGACTAACCGTGGCTCTTTGCTGGGTGTCCAGCATGTTTTGCTCACGTAACTGCAAGTCTTTTTGCCAGGCTGCGTTCTCTCTGTGTCTGACGTTAGCCGCCGACATCGAGTTCTCCGCAGACTGTACCTCACTTAATGGCCGGTAAACCATTTGCCCGTTTACGTTCATCTTCATCATGGGCACGTCGCCCTGCATGACGATGAAGTCTGCCAGTGGATTGCCTTGCAGCTCCGCTGGCAGCGGATTGTTGGCGGCGGGGGCTGGGTGCATCGGTTGCACCGACTCCGCGCCGTCTGGATTTAGAGGAGCCTGTTGCTCTCCGGGTAGTCGGCTGGTTGCGTCCCCTTCGGGAGGCTCAGCTTGGACATCCGGCGGCACCATCCCGGCGACGAGGTAGTCTTCCGGGGTCTGCTCGTCTATCTCCTCCTGCACTGCCCCATCGTAGTTGGCATACAGGTCGGCCAGTTTCTCGTCTCGTTCACTGACCGCAGGTGTCGGATCTTCCCCGCCGTCACCAGGCTTGTCAACCATTGGTACTTCGGGGTCTGGAAAAGCTTGTTGCTGTGAAGCATCCTCATTGAGGGTAGGTTCAGCCATTATCATATTCCTGGAGTGATTGTTCGGCCTCATGGCCGACGTGGATTAAGTCCGTACACCAGCGCATGAAAGCCAGGCCACAAGCCGCATCGGCCTGGGCTTTGGCGATCGCTGCCTGGTCCTCGGGGATGTAAGGGTTGAGCAGTAAAACCTTGTCTCTCGCCTCATCCGCCTGTTGTCTGGCACAGCCGTGCATGTATCGGCCTACATCGCTGCGGATAAACTCTGATGCCGCGATCCCGAGCCGAGCTTGTTCAAAGAATAGACGCTCGGCGTCGTTGACGAAATCGATATTACTGTAGTTGGGTTCAGCCATCAGGTGCTTATGTTACCTCGCCCCAGAATGTGTGATCGAGGGGAGCCACTGCGTCTGCCCGCGCGCCCATGCGCTGCGTTGTCAGACCTCGATCTGCGCTGTGGCTTCGTTGCACTTTGCGGAGCTGCTGGTCCTTGCCGACCGGCAGGGCCGGAGGGTCTTGCTGGGCGTCCAGGCCTGGCCCGGTCTGCTCGACTTTGGCCTGGGTCACCGGTTGCGTCTCGCCGTGCCTGGCGCGCAGCTCGCTGCGTCTCAGCTCTGGCCCTGCCGTCTATCTGACCCTGGCGCGAAGCGATGGCGGACGGGTGTGATCGCGAGTACTCGTGCGTCCCGGTGGTGCCTCCAGCTGCTTGGCTCGCGGCATTGGTGTTAGCGTCCACTCGGGCGCTATTTAGCCTCGCCACTTTTGCTCTTAGGCTCATACGTCTACCTCCAGTGAGCCGACGACCTGGCCGTTGGCTTCGATTTCAAGGGTTTCCTGTGCAGGCGCAGAAGCGCGCACACCCGGTTTGATTCGCACCTTATGGGCCAGAATGCTCTGTCGGTTTGCGTTTATGACCAGCTCGAAGTAGTCAGTCATATCCTCGCCGCTGTTCAGGCTCCGAGCAATATCAGCGGCCCGGCTGCCATGGACCAGGTCGGTCGTCATGAGTTCCTCGTGGCTTACCTCTGGCACCTCTGCCACTGCTGCCACCGGCGCAACCGGCGCAACCGCGTCTACCTGAGGTATAGCTGCCTCGAAGGGCACCAACACAGTGACGCCGTCCACGTCCAGGACCTCGGCCACCTCGGGCACGGCCGCGACGAACAGGACCTCCACCACCTCGACTACCTCGGCCACGGCGGCCACAAACACGACGTCAACTACTTTGCGCCAGCTGATGGCTAAAAACATTTCTAAGATCCTCCGGCCGCAGTAACGGCCTGTAAATTCGTTTGTCTGGTGCGGATCTGGCCGTCCAGGGCTTTGCCCTCGCGGGTGGTCTTGTCACGCATCGTCTCGATGTCCAGCTTCTGGTAGAGGTCCTTCAGTCGCAGACCCTCTTCGAGCGCGAGCTTGGCGTAACCCAGCTCCCTGTCCATCTCCAGCCGATCCGTCTCGCGCACGTTGCGCATGTCATTTTCTTTGGTACGCATATCGACCTCGGCCTGCTTGATCGCAATGTCTGGCTCGGGCTGCGGTGGGTTCTCTTCAATGTAGGTCTTGAACTCTTCGTCGTCCATGAAGAACCGGCTGCCGTCGCGGTAACCGAGCGCACCAAATATCTCGTCGGTGATCTTGCCACCCTTCACGCGCTCGGCCTGGCCGGGGATCTGCAGCGACTGAGTGACGCCGTAGACCAGCCGGTCCACTCGACGCACTGGGTCGGTGTTGCCCATGCCAACGTCAACAGCGGCGGTCAGGTTCTGGGTCAGCAGTTTGTTGGTTACCACGTCAGTGCCGAACCGTTTCCACAGATCGGACTGGGATGCAGCCAGGGACAGCACCACCTCGTCCGTCTCGTAGTGCTGCACCAGGCGCAAAAGCTGATTGAGGACCGGCCCCATCCAGGTGGTCATGAATACCTGGATCGAGTAGTCACCGACGGAGTTGGCGTCCTGGGACATCTGCCCCATGCCACCGGCGGTCTCGTTCAAATTCTTGTTGGACTGGACGCTGCCCTGGGAGAAGTTACCCACCAGCTCGTCCATCTCCACGGCCAGACGGTCGTGCTCGATGTAGGAGGAGTTGGTCACGTCAGGTGTGTCCACCACCACCACGTCCTCTTTGGGGTCATTCATCATGACACCGCCGCCGGGCGTGTTGCGTACCAGGGCGTCCAGGTCGGTCTGACTTCCCCGGCGTACGTGGTACCGCTTGTTGAGCACCAGCTTGACGTTGTCGAGTCGCTGGTTGGCTACGTTGTTGATCTCTTCCTGCAGGCCTGCCGACTGTTCGACGTCACCGGCGGGGTAATTCCTGTGGGCCTCAATGGATGAGAACCCTACCTGGAATGGTCGCTCGCCTGGTCGCAGATGTGGGTACAGCTCCTCCAGCGGAACGGCGTCGGTCAGCAGCAGCTCGGTGCCCATGGTCCAGAAGACCATGTCAGTGCCGTTGACCTTGACGATGTTCATGTGCGCCCACAAGGTGGTGAACGAGTTGCTGTGCTGCTCATCTGCCGGGTCGATCCGCTCCCGGCCTTCCCGCGCCTGGCGGGTCCTGTCGTACTCCTGGCCGCGTGTTCCGAGTAAAGCCCCGCGGCTGTGTCTGCGCCACACGGGTTGCTTTGTCTTCGGATCCTTCATCTCCATCCGCTCTTCAGCCTCGCCGAGATAGATCGGCATGAGGTAGATCAGGAAGGGAGAGGTGTTGACCGGGTCTCGCCAGTCACACATGGGATCGAAGCGGAAATTCTCTGGGGCTATGTCGTCGATGCAGGGCTTATCGTGCCTGACCGTGTAATGCTCATAGCCTCCGGGTACCTGGTTGCCCTCGCCGTCGTCGGTCATCATCATCTTGCCGTCGCCGTCGAAGGCTGGTCGGACGTCGGTGTCCTCCTGGTACTTCCAGTAGGCATGCGAGATACAGATGCCGTAGACCTTGGTGTCCTGGTACTGGCCAATGGCCGTCTGGAACCAGGGGATGGTGTGGTCGAGCCGGTACTGCAGGATGCGCTGGTTGATCTGCGCGGAGATGACCTGCATCTCATCGCGCGGGTCCTGTGCTTTGACGACCAGCATGTCCTGGGTGGAGAAGGCGGCCACGGCCAGGCCCCGCTCAGACTTTTTCACCATGGCACGAGTCTTCGGACGGAAAATCCTTGATCTTTTAATGTTTCGCTTGGTGTTAGAGAAGGGTGATCCTGGCGCGTGTTCGTTGTTGAAGTGGTGGAGGTTCCGCTCCCACTGATTCGTTATGTTGGCATCCAGATAGTCTGAGCTGGCGCCGTACATCTCTGAAGCTCGTTGGAGCAGCCAGGCGTCGCTGTTAGGCCCGCTGAACATCCTGACGTCCTCATCCTCCTGAAGACTGTCGGTGCCAGTGGCGCCTGCTTGTCGAGCTGGTGGGTTCTCACCCGGTGGTAGATCCAGGGCGGTGCGTTCGTAGGCAGGCTGTTGGCCTGAGATGGGCTCGGAGGTCTGGTCGGCCCCCAGTTGATACTCGGTGTTGTCGTCGGGTCTGTGTTGATCAGCCATTAAGAGTTGTCGAGGTCAACGACCTCCTCCCGGATTGTTCGTTCTCTGTCCTCAACGTCCGTCTCCGTAATGTTAATCCGCGGCATGAGCCCCCTTTCGAGGATCTCCCCACCAACCTTCATGAGCATGTCATCTATTTCACGCGGTGACCGCTCCATCGAGATGTGGTAGCCACTGATGGCCGAAACGTCTGGGCACTTAATTACCACACTGCCGAGGCTGCTGTCCACTTTAACCTCCCAGTCGATGCCCGGATAAAGTCGGGTCAGCCGGGTGCCGAACCGCTTGGCCAGGTTCATCTCCACGGTAGCGATGGATTGCTGATCGATGTTGCCTTCGTTGATCTCGACGTCGTTGTAGTCCACCACCCGGTTGTCGGCGCGGTGGTGCTGCGGGATGATCAGCTGTGGCGCCTCACCCACTGGCTGACCGTTTGGCATCAGTATCCCGGCCTTCTTGGCCGCCTTCTCATCCGCTTTGCGCCGTGCTCTAGCGACGGATATCTTCTTAGGCATCAGGCAGCTCCTCCAGTTCAAGGGTCGGCATCTTATACTTCACGCCCTTGTGTTCACACTTATCGTAGATGCACATGTAGGTGGCCGTCTTCTGATCAGCCCAGACCCCCTCGTAGTACATGATGTACCCGCAGCTGCAGAGCAGCGATGAGGGCATGAAGTGGAAGGTCTTAGTCGTCATCTCAATCCTATGTTATGTCACATGACATGGAGCCCGCGGCGGGAATCGAACCCGCATATACCGGTTGCCAGAACCGGACGCCTGACCATTCGAGCCACGCGAGCTATCTTAAAAAGTTGGGACCCATCTCATCAGGGCTGACCGGGCCACCGGCCAGGCCTAGCACCAGGCCCACCGCAATTACGCCTATCGCCATGGCCAGGACCCACAGCCACTGCTCATTTCGTTTAATTATCATATCTCGTACTCCTCTGGCTCGAACTGATCGTCGGGCTCGAAGTAGTTGATGGAGAAGTCGCCCAGGATCTCCGCAAAGGTGTGCGCCAGTGAGTCGCCCTCGTCCGGGGACTCCTGGCCGCGCTTCTTCATGTCCTGCTTGCGCTCCAGGCGGATGCGCTCCTTGTCGTCGAATGAGAACTCGATGCCGGTCAGGGCGTCACGCAGGTCCTGGTCCTGTGGGATGTCAGCGCCATCGCGAATCCACTCCCGCATCCGACCCCACATCTCCGCACGTTTGTTGTAGTAGGTCTCGTTGTCCATAGCTTTGGAACCGGCGTTGACCTCGATGACCTCGTAGTTCAATTGTCGTAGCCGATCGACGACCCCAGCACCGATACCAACCGCATCCACAAACGTCGCCTGTGGCTTGAACTCGCGCATCAGCGTCGCCACACGCTCCGCCACCTCCATAGTATTCAGCTCGCGCCACTTGAGCTGGGTGAGCAGCTTGCGGCCTTGCCTGATCGAGACCACTGTCTTGTCGTCCCCGTACCGGGCGACGTCCACCCCGAGCACGATCGGCATGGCGAAGTAAGCTTCCAGCTCGATCTCGAACCGCATCCCCGCATCGACGATATCGGTCGCAATGAACTGGGTCACGGCCAACTTGGGGAACTGGCCGCGGACGCGGACACGGAAGAAGTCTGAGTCCTCCCCGTAGGTATCTAGCCACTCCTGCAGCTCCTTCTTGTTGGTCATCTGGCAGGTGCGCGAGTCGATATGCCGGGTGGTCCAGCGCATCTTGTCGCGCTCGAAGCAGTCCTTGAAACGCCCCGTGTTCCTGGTCGGGTTGCCGTACACGAACCACATCGCGCGCGGGTCCGTCATGGCGCCCTCAGTCACCTCCCAGATCTTATCCGGGATACCGGAGGCCTCGTCGTAGATGATCATGGAGTGGGTCGCGTGGAGACCAGCGAACGCCTCCGAGTTGTGCTCAGTGTTAGGCACGGCCGCGACGAACCAGGTCTCCGGGTGCTCCTTGTGGTAGAACCTCGTGGCCGACCAGACGAACCAATGCCCGACTAAACTGCGCTTCTGCCACAGGGCGATCTCACGCCAGGTCTTGGTGGACAGCTGGTTGGTGGTGTTGGCGGTGACGACCCCGGACAGGTGTGGCCTGGTGGCCATCGCCCAGTTCACCAGCCAGGCCACCTCGGCGGTCTTGCCGATGCCGTGGCCGGACGCAATGGCTTCACGGATCGCGTAGTCGGTGGGGTTGGCGCGGATCTTCTCGCCGACCCGAATCATCTGCGCGGCCTGCCAGTCGTCTGGTCCGTTGGGGAACTCGGCTAGCTCACCGGAGCCCCACTCGTAGGCCCACATGGTGAACCCGAATGGATCGTCGTAGAACTCGCCGACGGCCTCAACCAGGGCAGCCTCGTACTCCGAGTCGGACATGCCCCGCTGGGATGCTGCACTCACGCGGCGAGCTTCTCCTGGAACCCGGCGGACTCGGTGGGCGTCTTGCCACAGTAGTCGCAGACGTACTCGGGCAGTCGCTCCATGCGCCCGTCGCGCACCCTGGAGAAGTACCCCAGGAACCGCATGACTGAGCTGCATATGTGGCAATGTGGTGGTCCCATAAGATCCTCCAGCATGGTGAAAAACCCCTCGGTGGGT